TATGGGAACTTTTTCTTTCCTACTTTTGGCATTATATTTGTCCTATCTCTTTCATTACGGCTGCGGCTTTTGGAGTTATATCTTTAGTCTTAGGCATAGTGTCCGCATTATACGCTTTACCTAATACTTCTGAAGCCCTATGCGCTTCCTGTACGTGACGCATAGTTGTTCCTGCTGGTTGTATTCCTTGTGCTCTTGCATCTCTGTAAGCCTGCAATTCAGATGTCCATTTCTTATCTGAAATATCCCTTTTAGCATCTCCAGAATTCATCTGAAGTCCTAAACCTTTACATCCAAAACATCCATCAATTGGTTCTGGATGATGTTCCCAGTGTTTCATTTATCCCCTTATACTGCTGTGAAGTTTGCCTCTGTAACCCCTATACCACCAGCAATTAATGCTGCTTTGGTAACATCATTTACTACATGCTTATGCCCACCAATATAGAATTCTTCATATGTTTCTACACTTGGGTCTAATGGATATCGATTGATTCTATATGAACCATTCTGCTTTACCACAGAAGTGCCAACATTTCTTTTATAGAAGTAGAACAGACGGTGTTTACCAGACGGTCCTTCTTGTACATTAGGTGTTGTAAATATATAATCTGCCATTGTTCTCCTTAATGAACTTACTCCGTAGCAGGAATATTTCTACTCCTGCTACAGCGTCAATCAACTAAGAAGCGATTGAAGAACCTGATTCGATTCTGTATAGTGCCTCTTCACGGTAGCGAGCAAATCCTAATACGCCGTACCAACCCATTGGGCGGTGACGCATCAAGCGGTCAACTACTGGTCCGATTACTACGTGTGGCTCTTCTGCAACTGCCTCGGCCAATGCTTGCTGTCCGCAAAGAATTGTACGATAAACACGTGCAGATGAAGCACCGTCAGTAGCATTGTACAGACGTGGAGACTCTACGAAGTATGCACCTTCGTATGTTCCGATTTCTCCTGCCCAGATGCGGTCTTGTGCAGAACCGTATTGGTTAGGAAGCAACCATCCTGCTGAACCTGTCTCAGCACGAAGGTCGTGTGAAACTTCTGGGTGGATACCACACCAGTATAGGCTACCCTTGCGAGCAACGGCTTTGTTAGCACGTAACTTAGCAACGGCTCTACGTAGGTTTGCAGATGAAAGTGTAGCAGCAGCAGTAATTGTTGCTGTTGAAGTTGCTGTTGAACCTGAGTAGATTACGTTTGAACCGCCACGCAATGTTGTCATTGCTACGGAGTCAATAGAATCTGCTAGGTTAAATGCAATAATGTTTGCGATTGCTGGGTCTACATCAGCAAGGCTGAATAGTTCCAACGCACGAGTTACCAATACTGAGTTACCATACTCTGCAAGAGTAATGGTTACTGAGGTTGGTGTTGACATTGCTACTGAATCGACATCGTCGTTTTCAGTTAAAGCAGTTGTCGCTGTTGATAGGTCAACATAGCGTTGTAAAACGACTGTTGAACCTGGAATTGCTTGACGTGCTGGACGCTTATCTGCGACAGAACGAATTAGGGGTTCTGAACGGAGAGCGAATTCAAGAAGACGGTCATACGCCTTCTGAACCAAACCAGCAGCACCAGCGGTACCTCCTAAAGAGGAACTACCTGTGGTAGTATAGTTTACTGTTGCCATTGTTTGTCACCTCCAAGTGACTATGAACGGAATTATTGTTGTGAGCGAAGTACATCTAGTAACGCATCCATTGAATCTGCGTTGTCGATGCGAAGATTTAAATCCTCTGCTCGGTCTGGGGTCATAGCATTTTGGGTGAGTACATCTTGCTGCCGTAAGGCTGCTTTATCTACTTCACTTACTTTTGGCTCTTCCTTGTCAATCTTAATTCCAAATAGGTCTGCATTATCATCAAGCCAGTTATTAACTGACTCTTCGTTAACATCCTCTAAGTCTTTAAGAACAAGTCTCGCAGCCTTTGCATTGACACCCTTCTTTTCTAGGACTTCTTTGACGGTTCTCTCACGCTGCGCCTTGGAAAATGTCTCAAGTTGCTCAGTAAGTTCCTTGATACGTTTTTCATCTGCACGCTTGGCTTTACGTAACTTTTTAAGTAAGTCACTTCCATCCATTTGTGTATCTGTTTCTGTATCTAGGTCGTCGTCTTCTTCATCCCAGTAATTGTTGCTCATAGCAACCACCCTTTCTATTCGTTGTTAGTCGCAAGCCTCAATTCTATTCGGGGAAATAGGTTGGCTCTTGCTATCGGTCTAATACGCTGCGTGAGGCCGATGGATTCACGTCAGGATTCTATTTAGAACTGACCTCTACCTGTTTCAGTGAGGCTAGTTTTTGTTAATCCAGATTGTCCCTTAAACCTGGCTTCTTCTTGTGCGGTCAAACTTTCTCTTGCTCTTTTAGCAGATGCTAATCCAAGAAATGCTTCTTGTTCGGCTTGAAGTCTTGTATAATCTTCTCCACCTGTTATGCTTGATAGGAACTCTGCCCTAGGAGCAATACTTGCTACTGTTTGGTAACCTTTTCTTGCTTCTTCTTGGGTAATACCAAATGCTGCTAATGCTTCAGCGCCTAATGCGCCAGTAACAACATTCTCATATCCTTTAGCAAGTTCAGAAGTTGACGCAATACCTGTTTTAAGTCCTTGAATTGCTGCTGCTCCACCAATTTCAGCAATCTGAACTTTACGTTTTAATGCTGGTAAACCTTCAGTTGGGTCTAGCAATGCACCAACAATATCTGTTTGATTTAAAGATGGATAATACTCTGCTAATGCAGCCTTTGTGAATGGGTCAGCATTCTTAACTCTATCTATTGCTAAACCTACACGGTCTGCAACTTCTGCTGCTGAAATATCACTTGCAATAAAATTACTTAAAGTTTCTTTCTTAGCAAGATTTCCAACTCCATAAGATTGCATTACTTGAGCGTATGTTCGCTCTGCTGCTAAATATTCTCCAGGACTTAATACTGCTTTACCTGCTGCAGCACGAACTTTATTTGCAGAAAATCTTGTTTGAAATGCAACCGCTAATGGGTCCTTGCTATTAGGGTCCTGCATAATCAATTGAATAGTGTCACTTGAGTAACCTTTTTGAACTGCTTCAGTTACGGGACCACTTAAATCACCAAGACCATAAGATGATAACAACGCACTAATCGCTGCAATTGCATCTATTTTTGCTGTAGTCATTCCAGATGTAGGAGTTGTACTTAGCGTAGAACCTTGTGGTGTTGGGGCTGGAATAACTGGTTTTGGTTGTATAGCACCAGTGTTTGGATTTACTTCATACCCAAGTGCATCTGCCATAGTTGCAACTTTAGTTGTTTGAACATCTGCACTGGATGCCAATCTTTCTAAGGTTGCTCGTACTAATGGGTCTTTAATTTCTGAAAATTGTGATTTTGCTTTTTCGTAATCAGCCAATTGTTGTTGATATGTAATAGGCGTTGATTGATTGGTGATGTTTTTTACAACCTCAACTGGACTTGGTTGAGCATTAAGCGCAGCAAGTTGACGTTCTAAATCTAGTGCCAATAAGTCTGCCGCTGTTGGTTTTCTTGCCATTAGCCTGCCAATCCAAACATCTTAGTTAAGTCTCTTGCTAAAGCACCAAGAGAGTCTTGTGCATTTTTTGTAAATCTCCATTTAGGGTCTTTGCGTAATGATATTTCATAATCATATAACCCCATTAAACCTTTAGGGTCTTTTGCTACACTCTGCAGTTCCTTCAGGTCAATAGAATCTGCATCTTCTTCAAGTATATTTGCTCTAGTTTGAAGGTATGGGGTAAGTAACTGTTTTACTGTATAGCCTTTATCAATTTTGTCTGCAAGGGCTGGGAAATATGTTTTAGCCTGCAAATTGATTAAATTAAGATTTGCCTTAAGTCTATCTGGAGTAATTGCTGACTCAATTGTCAGTTTTGCTAGAGAGTCTGCATTAATTGGAATTCCATTTTCAGAATAAGCATTTTTTAATGTAGTATAAGCAACGCCAAAGTTTCCTTTTTGCAATGCTGTAGAGGCTTTAGCATCACCTAATTTTGCTAAACCAGTAATACTAGTAGCGTAACTAGTTAAATACTTATTTAAAATATTTAAACGTTCTTGAGGAGAAACTCCTTGGATAACAATATTCTTATTTTTGCCAACTTTTTTATTGGTTCGAGAGGCTTGCAAGGCTTGCAATTCTTTGGTATACGCAGTTGCAAGTTCTTTAGGGGCAGACGCTCCAAACATATTGGTAAACGCTGTCGTAAACTCGGCTGTAGCCTCTCCCACGGAAGAAACACTTGCATATGGTTCTGCTTCAGCAAATTTTATTGGTTCTTGTGTGTTAGTACCCTGTTTAGGTTCATCATCTACAAGACTTTCAATTGATGCTGGGTCCTGGCCTGCTGGGGGAGTTTCTTTTTCCATTGCTGGGTCTGGATACCAGGCAACTAATCCATCACCATCTTTATCTTGATAACTACCTGGCAACTTAATCTCCAATCAATGGGTCAAGAACTGAATTAAAAAATGTTATTGCGTTTGCATTACCTTCGGCCAATTTGGCCAAAATTTCTTTAGTATCAGAACGAGCATCTTTTTTAAATGCATCTGCTTGGTCTGAAGAACCTTGTACTCTAGAAATAATGCTATTCATTTTATCATACTCAGAAATCATTGCAGCAAAAGTTTCTGCAAGTTTTTTATCTGGTGCCTTACCAGATTTTATTAATCTCTTCATATCATCAACAACTTCTACACGACGCTTATTACTTTCGGCTGTAGGGCTTATTTGCACCGATAAAAGCGGATATGCAATTTCTAGACCCTTTTTACGAGCAGCCAATTGCTCTCTATAGTAACGTCTCTCATTAGGGTTGACGGAAGCATTAATCTTAGCCTCGTACTCATTCTTTAGTGCGTAGTATGCAATTCTAGCACCAGTTGTGGCTACTTCACGTATGAAGTTCTTTTTTCCATCTTCTACTATTGGGTTAATAGGTTTATTTGATATAAAGCCTTTTGACTTCAAGTAGCGATATGAGTTAATGTCATCTGTTCCAGTTGCTGGTATGAAGAACGCCCCAGCATCTTTATGCTCAATTAAGAACTTCTCGTTCTTGCGAACAAACTTTTCGGCCTCAATAGTCTTTCGGAAAGAAGCGTATGTTTCAGTATCTCTACCAAAATTAGTATATGCTATTTTTGATGGATACAACTTAGCAAAATCTACAAGTGCTTTAGATAAAGCAAGTGGGTCACCTTCATGCTTTTTTAAGAACTTCTGAAACTCTGAATCCCAGGTAAATACTCCTGAATTTATAAGTTCCTTAGGAATATCTTTGGTATCAAAAGCCTGAATTGAGGCAGGTGTTCCCAAGCCCATTATTAATTTAACAGCATCAATGTTTCTTGCTTGAGTTGCTACTTTTTCGTAAAATGATTGAAGTTGACTTGCATTAGTTGGACCATTACCAGTTGAGACAAGTAGTTTAATTGCTTTTACTGCGGAAGAAAATCTTGATTCATTGTTTTCAATGTTTCCAGCCGCTAAATTGTATACTCTTTTAAAGTTTGCAGGGGCTGCTTTTTCCCATGCTGGAGCATCTGGATTTAATGAACCAGTAATATCCTTCTCAACTCCAGATATATACTCACCAATATATGGTAAATTGCTCATTGCGTCCACAGCAAGTGATGCAAATGGGTTAGATAGTCCAGGATTCCAAAACTCAGGGTCCAAAGATGGGGTTAACATCTTTACATAACCACCAAAATTAACTGGCATTGGAGCGTATGATGTAATACCCATTAAACTTAATGTTTTAGTGATAGCATCAGCAAATAAATCATCACCTGGATAGGTAAAATACTTTTGGCCTTTATCATCTTGATGTATAAAGCCAGAATCTTCAAACGTTTGATTAAGAATGGCTAATCTTACTATACCACGCTTTTCATACTTTACTAATCTACCAAGACGACGATAAAAATCTTCGGTAGCACGATAGTAACGACCAAGTGTACGAAGGCTATATGCCAAATTTGTACGTACATCACCATTATCAACAAATGATAAAGTTCTATTACGAGCAAGGTTCATGGCTGTTTCATGTGCTGAGAATCGGGCTATTGAATCAGCACCCTCTTCACCAAGCCCATTTGCCATAAGGCTTCTTTTGGTAGCCTCTTCGCTCTTTTTAATTTGCTTACGAAACATTAAGTAGTTGGCAATAGTAATTGGTTCTCTGTCAAGCAAAGCAATTTGCTTACCCATCCAACCATATCCAGAATTAATAACTCTGTACATTACTTCAGATGGCGACTTTCCTGCTAATGGTACGATTTCTCTTCCCATAAGAATTTCAGGACGTGCAAAAGGTTTATCTAATTTAACTAAGTCATCAATACTAAAATTGTCCATACCGCCTTTATTGCGAATAGCGGTAACTAAATCCATATTTATGCGACCAGAAAAATCACGCAAAGCATAGGTTGCATCAAGATATATATTTCTGGCTAGTGCCTCGGCGCCCTCATCAGCATATATAGCAAACTTTTTTGCTATATCATTTCCAGGACCCTTGATATAGGCAACGAGTTTGTCAATTACTTCTTGAGGTTTTTTACCAGCATTCCATAAAACAATATTTCCAAATTGACCATTAGGTCGACCAACTGTATTATTTAATTCAAATAACCATTGGAAAACTGCTTTGTCGCCCATGCTTGAAAATTCACCAAAATCACCTTTAAAAGTTAAACCTTTTAATGCTTCTTGATTTTGAACATTAAATCTTACTGACGGACCAAACTGTTTTAGCGAGTTAGATATTTCTTCTGCTTCGCCATAAGGACGCTCTGCCTTAATTACCGCACCATTAAGTTCATCTAATACTGATTGACCATTAAACTCTGCAAAATCTCCAGCATATTTAGCCTCGTCTTTACTGATGCGAAACTTGAATCTGCTTTGAATTAAAGACTTTGCCACAGCCTGTCCCAACATTACTGGGTTATCGGCCATTGCAGTTAATTGTTGCTTGCTATAAGATTTTTTTGTTATATTGCGAATTGTTTTATGGACAAAACCTAATCTGCTATCTTCTACGGCTCTTTCTTTAAAAACGGTTGTTTTAAGTGCAGCAGGAGTTGCAGCCCGTAATTCTCTGGATACTAGTCGACCCTTAAGATAATTACCAAAACCTTCCGCTCCAGCAATTACTCCAAACATTCCAACTTCTTCTACAGAAGAACGAAGTCCAAGACGGGGATAAAGGTTTGCAAAAGACCAGCCATCTACAAATTTCTTGCTAAATTGCCAGTTAGTAAATTTACCAAAAAATTCAGTAAGTATTCCAGCACGTTGTGCTGTCTCACGCCATTCTACAAAATTTGGTAATGAGCGATAGTTACTTAGTTGATATTGGCGGACAGCACGAGGTGTTCCATCTGCAGTTTGGCCAGCGTTGAATCTATCAAGAAAAGCATTGTCAACATCTTCAAACTCGTCAAGTTGACTTTTTTCAATTTCTTTAACTTTTACTTTAAGTTCTTTTTTGTTTTTTAACTCTTTACCTAATCTGGCTTTAACAATTTTTAATTCGTCATCAATTGCACGAATGCGGTCATAATCTCCAGTTGCAATCGCATTTACTCTATCAGCCTTAAGCGCTTTTGAACGTTGAGTATGTTCTGCAATTTTTGCATTTACAGAAGCAATTAAACGAACAGCCTTACCCTCTGCATTTGTTGAATTAATTGCTTCTTGCACTTTTTTACGTACACCCTTTGGTGCAGATACAGCAGCGCCACCTTTAGCAATTCTAAGAACATCCGCCAAGTCGCCACCAATGTCAATTGCACTTTGGCTTGGGGAATAAAGTTCTCTGGACATGTCATCAATTTTGCTAAGCAATAATCTACCTTCATTAGATAGATTAAGGCCCATACCAAAACCTATTGTTTTGAGTAGACCTTGGAACATTAATAGGCGTTGACCTTCATCGGCATTTAACCATACTGCCCTAAAGGCTCCTGATGATGTTTTATCAAGAACTGTACGTGCTAGTCTATAAACTTGAGTTGCGCTTGAACCATCAGCAATGCTAATTATGCGTTCATTTGCGGGAGCAATAGAAAATGTTCTAACAACTCTATCAATTTTAGCAAGCCTTGATTTATCTTTTGTTGTATAAATAAGACCAGTTTTTTCAAATCCAATTTTATCTGCCCACATAAGAGGATTATCAGAAAATTGAGAAATAAAATCTTCTGGAGTTTTTCCAACCTTTAATGCTGAATAACGCTCAGTTCCTAAAGTTTTAGAGATTAAATCTTTTACGTTATTACCAATTGCTCGACCAAGTGTAATTCTTGGAAGAAGTTGGTCTTTACCAGCAACGCCTGCTTTTCCAGACATAATATCCATAAAACGTCTGCCATTGTCAAAATACATTAAGGCATCATCAGCGTTACGTACATCAGCCTTAGCAAGGTCATCTACTACGTTTACATTAATTTCAGGAAATCTATCTTGCAAACGATTTAAAGCCTGAGACTTAACTACTAAATCGCCATTGCGATATTGTTCGATTAGTTTTCCTGCTTGGTCCCAATATGCTCTAACTTTTGGTAGGTTAAATGCCTTTTCGATAGATATTGAACCCTCACCAAGTTTTATAAATCCATACTTTGCAACATCTAATCCACGCTTTACTTTGCCTGTAATAATTAATGGGTCAGCAGCAAAAGTAATAGTAAAATCTCCAAGACCTGAAATAACATTAAATAATGCTTTTGCTTTACCGTCACCTAGCACTGCTTTTTCATACTCGTGTGGGAGCAAACTAATTAGTGCACGAGCAGCATCTCTACCTGGGCTGATTTTAGATTTTTCAAATCTAGCGACAGCATTTGCAACTTCAATTACTGCTGCTTCTTCACCACTTACGTAGCGATTGATTAAATCTATAACACCAGGATTATCTTGGTATAATTCATAATTTTCTATTAAATCTTGTTTAGATGCAAGAAGTCTTCCAACAAAAGAAGCGGCAGGAGTTAAGTCTTTATTGAACTCAGATACTGCTTTTTCATCAAACACTCTAGTTGGGTCAGATGCTTGTTCCCAGTATTTCTTCCATGATGTTGAGTTATCAGTTGGAAGTGCGTCCTCACCACCAGGTAATAACTCTTTAAATCCTTCTAATACGTATTTACCAGATGCAGCAATTCTAGCAAGTCCGTCAGTCTCTAAGGCTGCAGCCATGTAAGGTTGCTTAACAAGTTTCTCCTGAGGACGTACTAAAAGTTCTAATCCTTTTTCTACAGGAGTAACTACTTTTTTCCCAGCCTCAGTCTCTGCAAGTTCTTTGCCTAATCCAACAATTCCACCTTTAACTGCTTCGGTAACTGCAGCAAGTCCACCCATTGGGCTAAAAGATGCAAGGTTTTTTGCTAAATCTACAGTTGTTCCACCGCCATAATAAACTGAACTTTTTATGGAACTTAAAATATTTCCAAAAAATCCTTTATCTTCTTTTGAATACTTAGGATTAAACATTGATACCAAAGCATCACGGGTAGTTTTATCCATGCTTTGAAACTTCCTGTAAGCATCACCTTGTGATAGCGAAGTAAGTTCATTATGGATACCACGCAATTGAACTAATGCAGTAAGTTGATTAACCTCATTTTTAGGTAAGTTCTTTTGCGCTGTTGCAGTTGCTAAGCCAGGAGAGGCCTCAGCAATTTTAACTAATGGTTTGTCCTTCTCGGCCATTAAAGACCTCGTGATAATACAAAGTTATAAAGGTCTTGTACTTCTCCAGTTGGGTCAATGTCAATCATTGATGCAAGGATTTCAGATAGTGAACGCTCACGAGGAAGATTAAGTGCCTCGCTACCAACACCTGGACCAAAGTCCATACCAGCAGTTACTGGCTCTTCTGGACGTTCTGTAGGGGCAGTTAAAGGAGTAATAGGACTAAGTCCAGCAATAAGAGGATTAGGAGTTGAACCTTTTGGTTTATTTGGACCAGCCATTGGCGCAGCCATTTGTTGGTTCATTGTTTCTTGGCCTTTACCATACCCCATACCTGGAATATAACGTGCAGGTTGTGTTCCAGACTGTCCTGCTCCACCAGTAGCGGAAACATTTGCTGGATTATTTTGCGGTGCTGTAGGGCGAAAGCCTCCACGATTTTCAGCCATTATTCCTCCTACTTAATTTTTCTAGGTTGTTCTTTTGATATATATGGGCCTGCTGTAAATGCTGTAAGTTTAGATGCAATCTCCATTGCTTGGTATGCATCTGCTCCAGCGTATAAAGCACCTAGTGCGTATGTTGCACCAGAGCCTGCAGCGTATACACCATCTGCGGATTTGCTTATTGATAACTCTTGGTCGACATCAAATATCTCTCCACCAACAGCCATAATAAATTGAAATCTATTTTCTTTAGTATCTTCATCAAAGTTGTAGCCATTTTCTGTCATACACTTGCGTAGAGATGGCATTGCCTTCGCAATCATAAAATGATATAAATCTTCTTTGTCTTGCTTAGTAGGAGTTGGTGGCTCCCAAATATGTTGTGCTATATCGCAAGGTAATGTTTCGCCAGAACCAGCAATTAAAAACATTCCATTTTCTGAAATCTTTTTAACCTCTGGATGAGAATAAATTCTACCATCAGCATCAGTAGTTTGGCTATCAGCAACTATGAAGCAACGGTCTTTGTGCTCTAATCCAATTATTGTTGTCATGTCCCCTACCTAATTAACTTCTAGTTACTACTCTTGCGTTTCCTTTGCCACCTGCTGTTAAACTTGTAAGAATTGATTGAATATCTGGGGCTTGTTGCTGAGGTAACTCAACTGGTTGGCCTTGAGAAGGGCCTCCTACTGGGGCACCAGAGGGAGCAGGGGACGTTTGCTCAACCATAGGATTAGAAGCGCCAGCAGGAGGAACCTGTTGTTGCGGTGCAAAGGTGGCCTCAATAGCATCTTCTAATGCTTGTCCCTTTTGGCGAGCCTTGATAACCGCAGCAATTTTATTTACCATATCTGATGGGTCTTGTCCCTGTGTCGCCATCGCTGGAATAGCCTGAGCCATTGCTGTGATACCACTGAGTAACGCTGTACGCATATCCTCAATTTCAATCTTTTCAAGTTCTTGTGTTACGTTAACTGTAAATGGTAACTCACGCATAGCCATGTCTTTAGAGATTAACTTGCCTCCAAGAGCCTGTAGCATAAAGATAAGACCTTGGGCTGGGTTAAGTCCTGCCAACATTCCATAACGAACATCGGCTGAATAATCACCTTTAATGTCTTTAGTTGGTTTATATGTAATTTCATATGGTGAGCCTGAATCTACACCACGAATTGTTTTTTCTTCTGAAAAGATTGTTTCATCAATTTCAAAACAGATACTAATAACATCACGAAGTGCAGCAGCAAAAATTGCTTGGGCTGATTTAACTTGGGTATCAAATGCTCCCATAAGAGCCTGTACACCTTGACCAGTAACAATAGATGCATCAATGTTACCAGTACGTGATTCTGGATAACGAGCACCAACTCTAAGTTCTTGATTAAGTAATGTTTGTTCTGTAAATGCACCTTGTGGCAGTGTAAGTTCTACACGTCGAACACCCGCTGGGTTGGCAGTACGGATAACCGCATCGCCACCCAACTGGAGTTCTTGTACATCTTGTGGAAGTACAATTGGTGCCTGTACTGATTTCTCCGCTGCTTCCATTGCCAATAAGGCGAAACGGTTGCGGAGTAATTGAATTCCAAGTACATCATCAAACTGTCCACGTAGGTCACCATCGATAGATGGTTTACGTGCTACAACTATCATCATCTTACCAAGAGGATTCTTGGCTTGTGATAAAATTAAATTATCTTTTGCTGGAACATATACAACTGATTGGTCTTTATCGTAGTAACGGATAATTTCTACTTGACCATTTAGGTCTTGCTTATATCCCATTCCGCCAAGTAGTATGTTATCATACTCTGGGAATTGTGCTACTAACTCGCCAAGTGTCATTGTGTAACGTTTTGCAAACGCAACGCATCGTCCATAGCGGTCAAACTCTGGGTACGCACCAATTGGATTTTCTATACGGATGCGAGGAAGTTTTGCTTCATCATCTAACTCTACAATAAATGGAACGAAACCGTAGGTTATATACCAGTCTGCTCCTGAGTACATTTGGACCGAGAGGTCTGAGTGTGAAAAATAATTACTAGCAATACGAGTACGCTTATCGGCAAAAGTACGAGCACGGTCACTGACCTGATTAGCGGCTGAGCAGTTAACCGCAGGAAGAGGTGCCATAACCTCTGAAAGGTCCCTGGCAACGATATCAATAAAATTTGCAACGACATT